CAAACACTTTAACTTTCGATGCTTTAGGAACTGATGCATGGTACACAGGTTCTTTAATTGAAACTAGAGCAGCTGATAATGTTTCTTATGATACATCAACAGCAGGTGAAGGTTCATTAGTTTTTACAGCCGCTAACGCCACTACAAACTTCTTTTCAATTGGATGTATTTTATATTTCTCTTGTACAGAAGATGGCTTTTGGCATGTAGGTCTTGACTCGTCTAAAGATCCTTTAGCAGTTAAAGGCGCATTTGCTTGGGCAGCTTAATAAATAATTAGTGTGGGGCTTCGGCCCCACATAAATATTTTAGGAGAATCAAATATGAGATCAGATGTAAAAGCGATTCAAATAACAGCAACAGGTCAAGTGTTTGCTGGAAGAACAAGACTAAGAGGAATTATTCTTTCCAACACAACAACTACTACTGATACAGGATCAATAACTTTACAAGATATCAGTGGAACGCAATTTACGGCAGAAGTTCCTCCAGGAGATGTTTTTACTTTTAACATGCCTGAAGATGGAATTTTATTTAAATCTGGAATGACTTGTAGTGCTATTACTAGTGCTAAATCAACCGTATTAATAGATAAGTAAGGAGACAAAATGGATTCAGATCAGAAAACATTAAATGTGACAACAGTGGGAGCTAACACTTTAGCTAGAACAGGTAGAACTAGAATTACTTCTATCCAAGGATTAGGTATAGCATCATCTACAATTATTTTTTATGATTCAGCAGATGCATCAACGCCAGGAACAGCAGTAGCTACTTATAAGTATGGAACTGAAGGATTAGAAGTTTATATTCCAGGTTCAGGTATTAAATTTGAAAATGGTATTGTTTATAATTTAGCAGGAGCAGGTGGAAGCATTACAGTAACTATAACAGGAGCTTAATGGCAACTTCAGGAATTACAACTTTTGAATCGAATTTTTTTATCGATGATATAATCACGGAAGCCTATGAAAGAATAGGTAGATTTGATTATTCTGGTAATGATATAAAAACAGCAAGACGTTCTTTAAATATAATGTTTCAAGAATGGGGTAATAGAGGTCTTCATTTTTGGGAAGTAAAAAATAATTCAATTACATTAGTTGATGGTCAATCAACTTATACAATGTTTAGATCAACAGCTGATGGAACTTCAAGTCCAAATGCTGTTTATGGTGTAGATGATATACTAGAAGCAGTTTATAGAAATTCAGATAATGTTGATTTTTCTTTAACTAAAATTAATAGATCAGGTTATCAAGGTCTTTCATCAAAAACTGACACAGGAACTCCAACACAATATTTTGTACAAAGATTTATTGATAAAGTAACTATTACTTTATATCTAACTCCAGGATCCACTGAAGCCGGAAACTTTATTAACTATTATTATGTAAGCCGGATTCAGGATGCAGGAAACTATACAAACAATGCAGATGTACCATATAGATTTGTACCTTGTATGGTATCAGGATTAGCTTATTATTTATCACAAAAATTTAAACCAGAATTAGTTCAACAAATGAAATTACTTTATGAAGATGAATTAAAAAGAGCTTTAGAAGAAGATGGTTCTTCTTCAAGTACATTTATAACTCCACAAACTTATTATCCAAATGTCTAATTTATCTAAAGGAAAATACGCACAATTTATTTCAGATCGTTCAGGTATGGCTTTTCCATACAAAGAAATGGTTGTTGAATGGAATGGCTCACGTGTACATACATCTGAATTTGAACCAAAGCAACCACAGTTAAATCCTAAACCAACTGTTGCTGATCCACAAGGTTTACAATATGCAAGACCTGCTCGAGTTGAACCTGCAACAGAAAATTTATTACCTGGAAATCCATTAAATTTAACTTCAGGTTCAAGTACTGTAACTGTTACAGAACCTGGTCATGGTAGAACAACCGGAAATACTGTTGTTCTTAGAAATGTAGACGGAAGTCCTGGAGGACTAGCTTATACAGTGTTTGAAAATTCTGCAGGATTTAGTATAACAGTTATTAATACAAATAGTTATAGTTTTAGCAGTGGAAGCACTGCAACAGTAACAGGAAACTTTGGAGGAATGTCTGTAACTGCAGGTCCAGTTACATTAACACCATAATGACATACGCAGAATTAATACAAAAAATTAGAGATTACACAGAAGTAGATTCAAATGTTTTAACATCTACTATTGTTGATGGAATAATTAGTGATGCTGAATTTAGAATATTTAGAGATGTAGATTCTGATAATAATAGAAGATATGCAACAGCTAGTTTAGTAACTTCAGATAGATTTATAGATAGACCAGCAGATTTATTAATTATTAGATCAGCTCAAATAGTAGATTCTGATGGAAGTTCTAACCCTGATAATAGAGAATTTTTAGAATATAGAGATACAAGTTTTATGTCAGAATATAATCCAACAGGAGCTTCTGGTGTGCCAAAATATTACAGTTTATGGGATGAGCAAAAAATAGTTGTAGCACCTACCCCTGATGCTACTTACACAATTCAACTTAATTATATCTTGAAAGATGCCGGTTTATCTAGTACAAATACACAAACATATATCAGTAAGTATTTTCCCAACGGACTTTTATATGCATGCCTGGCTGAAGCATATTCTTTTTTAAAGGGGCCAAATGATCTCTTGCAATTATACGAAGGAAAGTATAAACAAGTATTAGAAGGCTTCTCAGTAGAACAAATGGGGAGACGAAGACGAGATGAATATCAATCAGGTGTTCCTCGAGTCGGTGGAAAATAAACTAGGAGAAAATTATGGCTATAACACAAGCGATCGCAAATGCTTTCAAAAAACAATTACTAGAAGGTGATGTAAACTTTAAATCATCTGGTGGTGATGTTTTTAAGCTAGCTCTTTTTACTTCTTCAGCAACTCTAAACTCAACAACTACAGCTTACTCTTCAAGTAATGAAGTAGCAAACACAGGTACTTACGCAGCAGGCGGTGATCCATTAACAGGTCAAAGTGCAAACATCGGAACCGGAACTGGTAAAGGTGTTGCATTCGTTGACTTTGCGGATTTATCTTTTACAGGTGTAACGTTGACAGCTAGAGGTGCATTAATTTATAACACATCTTCTGCAGTTACTAATGCAGCAGTTGCAGTTTTAGATTTTGGAGGAAATAAAACAGCTACTTCGGGAACTTTTACAATACAGTTTCCGGCAGCAACGACTTCAGCAGCTATATTAAGAATCTCTGGTTAATAGGAGAACTAAATGGCATTAGTTGTAAATGATAGGGTAAGAGAAACCTCTACAAGTACAGGTACGGGCACAATAAATTTAGCAGGAGCAGCAACAGGTTTTGAGACCTTTGTTGCAGGAATTGGAAATAGTAACACAACTTTCTATTCTATTGTAAATAGCAATGGTGAATTTGAAGTTGGTCAAGGAACTGTTACCGATGCTTCACCCGATACATTATCAAGAGATACTATATTATCATCATCTAATAGTGATTCAGCAGTAGATTTTTCTGCGGGCACTAAAGATGTTTTCTGTACCCTTCCTGCAAGTAGATTTGTGCCAGGTAAATTAGAAGGTACTAATTTTGCAGATAGTTTATTGATTGGCCATGCAACAACTGGAACTTTATCATCAGCACAAGATAATACAGGAGTTGGAATTGCGGCTTTGGATGCAATTACTTCTGGAGATCAAAACACAGCAGTAGGTAGTGATGCTGGAACAAGTTTAACAACTGCTGGTAATAATACTTTAATTGGTGCTCAAGCTGGAGATGCAATTACTGGCGCTCCTGATAATACGGCAATAGGTTCTGGTGCTTTAAGTGGAACTATGGCTGATACTAATAGTGGATATAATGTAGCCGTAGGTGCTAATTCATTAAATGTTTTAAATGGTGGTGCTTTTAACGTTGCGGTTGGTAGAGATTCTGGTAGAGGAGTTAGTTCTGGTGATTACAACATTCTAATTGGTTATGATGGTGGAGACAATATAACAAGTGGTGCTGGTAACGTAATTATTGGAACTGTTGATGCTGATAGTGCAACAGGAGATAGACAATTAAAAATTGCTGGACATGATGGTTCAACAACTACAACTTGGATTTCAGGAACAAATGCAGGTGCAATTACTTTTAATAGTGCGTATACTTTTCCAACTGCAGACGGTTCAGCAGGTAAAGTTTTAACAACAGATGGTTCTGGAACACTTACTTTTGAAACTCCAACTACTGGAGACATTACAGGTGTTACAGCAGGTACAAATTTAACAGGTGGTGGATCTTCAGGTGATGTCACAATCAATCTAGCAGATGCTTCTACATCTGCAAAAGGAGCTGCTTCATTTAGCTCAGACAACTTTGCAGCTAGTTCTGGAGCAATAACAATTAAAGATTCAGGTGTAGCAACAGCAGAAATTCAAGACAGTGCAGTAACGACAGCCAAGATAGCAGATTCTAATGTGACGCTTGCCAAAATGGCAGCGAACAGTGTCGACAGCAATCAATACGTTGACGGTTCAATAGACACAGCCCACATTGCAAATGATCAAATTACGAATGCCTTAATGGCAGACAATGCTATAGACACAGCTCAGATCGCTGACAATGCTGTTGGATTAGCTGAAATGGCATCAGGTACAGATGGTAATATTATTTCTTATGACGCTTCAGGAAATCCAGTTGCAATAGCAACAGGAAGTTCTGGTCAAGTTTTAACTTCAGGAGGAGCTGGAGCACAACCATCTTTTCAAACACCTACAGTTGGAGATATAACCGGTGTAACTGCTGGAACATTATTAGATGGTGGTGGAACTTCAGGAGATGTTACACTTAATGTCGATTTATCAGAATTATCAACTTCTACTTCAGATGGAGATGGAGATTTTTTTGCTGTAATTGATTCTTCTAATAATCAGAAAAAATTAACTAAAGGTAATATTAATAACTCAGGATTTAATAATGATGCTGGTTATACTACTAATACTGGAGACATTACAGGAGTTACAGCAGGATCTGGTTTAACAGGAGGCGGTGCTTCTGGTTCTGTTACACTTAACGTTGGTGCTGGTACAGGTATCGATGTAGCAGCAGATACAGTCGCTGTTGATGTATCCGATTTCATGTCCAATGGTTCTAATAATAGAATAGTTACTGCAACTGGCACAGATGCTATGAATGCAGAAGCAAATTTAATTTTTGATGGATCTAAATTAGGAGTAGGTGTTACTCCAGCATTTCCATTAAACGTAGCTACCCCATCAACAGATGGAGTTAATACCTTATTTGGTGCAGCTGTTTCTCCAACAGCAGCTGGAACATATCTTGGTTTTGCTGATAGTGATGCAACTGCAGTGCTTGGTGTTTATTATTCATCGACCGCTCATCCTGTTTTAGAAATTACAAGATCAACTAGAGCAGCTTCATTTACAACAGGTTTGAATATTGATGGAACATTAGTAACTGATAAAGGTTATATCGCAGAAACAACTTTAACAGATGGTGCAACTATTAACTGGAATATGTCAACTCAATCAGTGTGTAAAGTAACACTAGCTGGTAACAGAACAATGGCTGCTCCATCAAATGGAAGTACAGGTCAATTTGCTTCTATTACAGTTATTCAAGATGGAACAGGATCGAGAACATTAACATGGAACGCTGTGTATGAATTTGCAGCTGATACAGCACCAACATTATCAACAACAGCTAATAAAGCAGATTTATTTGTATTTAGATATAATGGAAGTAAATGGTTAGAAGTAGGTAGAAACTTATTATTAACAGTAAGTTAGGATATATATGAATTTTAATTTTGATAAAAAAGAATATGATAGTGAAAAATTATCAAATGAAGGTAAATTATATTTACAAAAATTACAAAACATTATTGCTCAAAAACAACAGTTAAATATTCAATTTACTGATTTAGAAGTTTTACAAAAACATTATTCTGAATTACTTAAAAAAGAATTACCTAAAGAAAAACTAAAAGAAAATAAAACAGGAGCCTAGACTATGGCTTTTGCATTTAATTCTTTTTCAGAATCGCCTTTCGCTGCAATTGTAGAAAATCCAATTGTAGCTGTAACCGGTCAAGCTCTTGCTCTTAATCAAGGTAACGAAGGAGTCGTAATTGATGTAGATGTTTCTGTAACAGGTCAAGCAATGTCTTCTAACTTAGGTACAGTTAGTATATTTGCAGGTGTTATCGCATTGCCAACAGGAATAGCAATGACATCTAACTTAGGTTCTACCACTGTAACTGCAGAGGGTAATACCAGTGTTACTGGAATAGCAATGACATCTGCCTTAGGCACTGCTCAAGCATTTACAGATGTTGTAACAGAAGATGTAACTGGAATAGCAATGTCTGCTAATTTAGGTTCTGTTGCTATTACAGGTGCTGCAAATGTATCTATCACTGGTCAAGCAATGACCATGCAAGAAGATTCTGTAACAATTGGAGCAGATGCTAATGTTACTGTAACAGCTTTACCTATGACAGCTGCACTTGGTACAGCAGTTGCAGATGCTAATAGTTTAATAGATGTAACTGGTCAGATAATGACTATGCAGGAAGGTACTGCAACAGCACCAGATTCATTAGCTATATTAACAGGAATTGAAATGACTATGTCATTAAATAGTGTTAAAAATGTAGTATGGACTGAAGTTAATACAGGAGGTGCTCCTATTGATCCTCCAGGTTGGAAAGAAGTAGCTTGATTAGAGTAAAAATATAAATATAATGAAATTTTAAGGAATTTAAAATATGGCAAATGCAACTTCAGCTAATTTAAAATTAACTGTACAACAAACCGGAGAAAATTCAGGAACTTGGGGTCAGTTTACTAATACTAATTTATTAATTTTAGAACAAGCAATTGGTGGTTATGATGCAGTTGGAATTACTTCAGGTGCAACTTTAACTTTTTCAAATGGTATTTTATCAAATGGTAAAAACCAAGTTTTAAAATTAACAGGAACTATTTCTGGAAATGTTAATGTAGTTATACCAGATAGTATTGAAAAAACTTATATTGTATTTAATTCAACAACAGGAGCACATACTGTAACTTTTAAAACAAGTTCAGGAACAGGAGTTACTTGGGGAGCTACAGAAAAAACAACTAAAATAGTTTATTCTGATGGTACAAATGTTGTAGATACAGGACTAATTTCTAATATCCTAGAAGATAGTTCTCCTGAATTAGGAGGAAATTTAGATACTAATTCTTTTAATATAAAATTTGATGATGCACATGGAATTACAGATGACTCAGATAATGAACAATTAATTTTTCAAAAAATAGGATCAGCTGTTAATTATTTTGAAATGACTAATTCTGCAACAGGTGATAACCCTGGTTTATCCGTAGAAGGAGGAGATACTAATGTAGGGTTAAATATTAGTACAAAAGGAACTGGATTAGTTAAATTTAATGATGCAGTTTATAACCCAGAAGTTGCTTTAACAGATGCAACAACTATAGATTGGGCTGTAAATACAGCTCCTGTTGCAAAAGTAACTTTAGCTGGTAATAGAACAATTGCAGCACCAAGTGGAGGTGCTACTGGACAATTCGTCTCTTTACTGGTAATACAAGATGGTACAGGTTCAAGAACAATAACTTGGAATGCTGTATATGAATTTAGTGGGGACACTGCACCAACTTTAACAACAACTGCTAATAGAGGAGACTTGTTTGTTTTTAGATATAATGGTACAAAGTGGTTAGAGGTTGGAACAACATTGAATTTAATATTAAGTTAGGAGAAAAATTATGTGGGTATTAGTACAAGATGAAACAATAATAAAAACATTTAGTCATGCAAAAGGATTTGTGTTAAATGATACACAATATCCAAGAGATATATTTACTAAATGGTCTAAAGAAGAAAAAGAGGCTATTGGTATATATGAAGTTATCGTTGACAAAACAAATTATAAAGACACAGAATATTATATAAATACAAATTCAACTATTGCATTTGCAAACAATCAAGTTACAGAATCTTGGGAAACTGCAACTGCTAAAAGATTAGTAGATGAAAATGCAGTTGATGAAGATGGAAATAATGTTTTAAAAGATGGTGTTCAAGTTATTAACTATGGTTTAAAAACTGAAAAGAAAAGAATTGTAAAAAATCAAGCTGCAGGATTACTTGCTAAAACAGATTGGTATGTGGTTAAAGCAACTGAAGTTGCTGATTATACTGTACCTGCAGATATTACAACGTATAGAGCAGCAGTTAGAACTAAATCAAATCAAATGGAAACTGCAATAGATGGTGCAGCAAATGTCGATGCACTTAAAGCATTATATGAATATACTAACACAGGAACAGAACAAGATCCTGTGTATACAAGACCTTTAGGAGAGTGGCCAGAGGAGGTAATCTAACGTGTTAATAGTTGGAGGAAACCAATCGGCAGGGGGTTATGAAGTAGATAACTCATTAAGGTTTAATGAGCCTAGTAGCGATAAATTAACAAGAAGTAATGGAACACCTACTAGCCAACAAAAATTTACTCATAGTGTGTGGGTAAAAAGGTCAACAGTAGGTAACTTTGATATAATGCAAGGTTTCTATTCTAATTCTAGTAATTATTGTGCAATTTCTTTTTTAAGTACTGATAGACTTGATTTTATTAACTACGAAGGAAGTACAACTGCTAGAAAAATTACAACTGCAAAATTTAGAGATGTTTCAGCTTGGTATCATATTGTTGTTGCAGTAGATACAACACTAGGAACAGCAAATGACAGAATAAAAATGTATGTAAATGGAGTATTGGAAACTGCATTTGATACAAATAGTGCACCATCACAAAATGCAAATTTAGGTGTAGATTTATCAACTCAAGCTGTTGGAGTTGGAGAAGGTGGTGGTATAGGATATTTACAAGGTTATTTAGCAGAATCAGTATATATAGATGGACAACAACTAGACCCAACATCATTTGGAGAATTTGATAGTGATAGTGGGATATGGAAACCTATAGATGTATCTGGTTTAACTTTTGGAACTAACGGATATTATTTACAATTTCAAGATTCTTCAGCTTTAGGAGATGATACTTCTGGTAATAGTAATGACTTTACAGTTAGTAATCTTACAGCAATAGATCAAACTACTGATACTTGTACAAATAATTTTGCAACATTAAATAGTTTATTACCAACTTTTTCATCAACTTTTACAGAAGGTAATTTAAAATGGACACCTTCAACTGCTAGTCAATATTATTGGTCAAATTCAACATTTGGTTTAAGTCAAGGTAAATGGTACATGGAAGCAAAACTAACAAATGCGGCAGACCATAATTATATTGGTATTGCATCGGAACAACCAGCAGATAATACAACATTTTTAGCTGGAGGTGGTGGAACAGGAGATGCTAATGACGCTTATCAATGGGGTTATAAATCATCTGATGGACAAGTTTATAATAATGCCAGTGGTTCTTCTTATGGAAATACATATACTACAGGAGACATAATGGGCATGTATTTAGATTTAGATAACAATAAATTATATTTTGCAAAAAATGGAACAATACAAAATAGTGGAACTGGAGTATCTATAACTGATCCAGGAAGTGTTCCAACTGGAGTTTACCATCCTTGTGTTGCTGATGGTACGTCATCAAATTCATCTACTTGGGAAGTTAATTTTGGTAATCCAACTTATACAATTTCATCAGGTAATTCTGATCCAAATGGTTATGGAAACTTTGAATACGACCCAAGTGCTGGTACATTTGATGGAAGTTCAAAAAATTTTTATGCACTTAACACAAAAAACTTAGCGGAGTATGGATAATGGCTTACACACCAATAGATAAATCAGACGATTATTTTAATACCTTACTTTATACAGGAACAGGAAGTAATGTAACATTATCAGGAATGGATTTTCAAGCAGATTGGGTTTGGGTTAAAAGAAGAAATGCTGTAGCAGGTCATAAAACAGCAGATGTTGTTAGAGGTTTTGGAGCTTCTGGAAAAGTTTTATCTCAACAAAGCACAAGTGCTGAAGGTACGCAAGATTTAATAGAATCATTTACTGGTGATGGATATGTAGTAGGAACAGACAGCTCGGATTTTAATACTAGTGGTGGAACATACGTAACATGGAATTGGTTAGCTGCTAATGGAACTTCATCAAACTCAGATGGTGCAATAACTTCAACTGTATCTGCAAACACTACTGCTGGATTTAGTGTTGTAGGATACACAGGAACAGGAAACTCTAATAATACAGTTGGTCATGGTTTAACTCAACCTTTAGATCTTTTAATTATTAAAAATAGAGATAGGACTGCTGGTTGGAAAATTGGTTGTACGGCTTTATCTGGTAATGGATTTGATTATAGTCTTGGTTTTGATACTGGCGGAGAAAATGCAAATAGCAATCCATTTAATAACACAGCACCTACAAGCTCAGTTTTTACTATAGCAAATGGAAGTTATGCTGACACAAATCAATCAGGCGAAGATTTTATAGCCTACTGTTTTCATAGTGTTAAAGGTTATTCAAAAATAGGAAGATACACAGGAAATGGAAGTAGTGATGGAACATTTGTTTATACAGGATTTAAACCAGCTTTTATTATGATGAAAAGAATTAGTGCATCTGGTAACTCATGGAGAATTTACGATACCACGAGAGATACATTTAATGAAATGGATAATGCTTTATTTCCAGATGATTCTGCAGCTGAAGGAAACTATGATGCGATAGATTTTGTAAGCAATGGTTTTAAATGGAGAAACTCTTCTGCTGCTATTAATGGTTCTGGTTCAACATATATGTATATGGCTTTTGCTGAAAACCCTTTTGTAACGTCAACTGGTATACCAACTCCAGCTAGATAAGACAACTTGCTATAACAAACAAACTGGTATATTTTAAAGTATGCTACAAAAACTTTTTTTCAAACCTGGTTTTAATAAAATGGTCACAGACTCAGGTGGTGAATCACAGTGGGTCGATGGAGATTTTGTTAGATTTAGATACGGACTGCCTGAAAAAATAGGTGGCTGGAGTCAACTCACTAATTCAAATAATACATTACCAGGTGCAGCAAGAGCACAACATGCTTTCACATCTATTGCAGGTGAAAAATATGTAGCAATCGGTACATCACAAGGTCTATTTTTATATTATGAAGGTGAGTTTTTTGATATTTCTCCTTTAGATAATGACGTTATTGCAGGAGCTACTTTTACAGTTACCTCTGGATCAGCAACAGTCACGGTTAATAAAACTTCACATGGTTTATTAGATGGAAGATATATAACATTTTCAAGTGTAACTGTTCCAACAAGCTCAGGTTATGCAATAGCAGATTTCACTGGAAATACTTTTGAAGTATTAAACAAAACAAATAATACATTTCAAATTACTATGCCAACAAACTCAGCAGGTGCTAGTAGTGGAACAGGGTCTGCTCAAATTGATCCATATGAAATAGTAGGACCAACGTTTCAAACTTCTGGTTTAGGATGGGGTACATCTACATGGGGATCAAGTACATGGGGAACTGCAAGTGCAACTAGTAATGTAACCTTAGATCCTGGTTTATGGTCTCTTGATAATTTTGGTCAAGTGTTGGTTGCAACTATTCGTAATGGTAAAACATTTACATGGAATGCAGGTGCAGGTAATCCGAGGACTGTTAGAGCATCTACAACTACTTCTGGTATTCCAACAAGTAGTAATCCAACTGCTACAATATTAACGCAAGTATCTGATAGAGATAGACATTTATTTCATTTTGGAACTGAAACAACTATTGGTAATGCAACAACTCAAGATCCAATGTTTATTAGATTTTCAAACCAAGAAGATTTAAATACGTACTTACCCACTGCAACAAATACTGCAGGAACATTTAGATTAGATAAAGGTAATGAAATTATGGGAGCAGTATCAGGTAAAGATTATACATTAGTTTTAACAGATACATCTGCATATGTAATTCAATATGTTGGTCCACCGTTTACTTTTTCTGTAAGACAAGTTGGTACTAACTGTGGTTTAATAGGACAGAACGCAATAAGTTATTCTGATGGTAAAGTATTTTGGATGTCGGGTGAAGGTGGTTTTTTTGTTTTTGATGGTACTGTAAAAGCTTTACCATGTTTAGTAGAAGATTTTGTATTTACAACTACTGGAGATAATTTAGGTGTAAATTATAGTTCTAGTCAATTAATTTATTGTGAACATAATAGTTTATATAATGAAATAAATTGGTTTTATCCTTCAGCAAGTTCAGAACAAGTTAATAGATGTGTAGTATATAATTATGGAGAAAATATCTGGACTACAAGTTCACTTGATAGATCAAGCTATATTGATCAAGGAATCTATGATTTACCTTACGCAACTGATTATGACAAAGGTGCTACACCTAATTTTCCGATACAAGGAATTACAAATAAATTTGGAGCATCTATTTATTACGAACATGAAAAAGGAACTGATCAAATTAACAGTTCAGGTACAACCTCTATTGATGCATTTATTCAATCAGGAGACTTTGATATTACTGCAAGACAAAGTCCCTTTGGAGGAGGAACCGGCACGATTGATTATAAAGGAGATGGAGAAGTCTTTATGTCTGTAAAAAGATTTATACCTGATTTTAAAGTATTAACAGGTAATTCAAAAATTACTTTACTATTAAATAATTATCCAAATAATACTGCATCTAGTTCACCTCTTGGCCCATTTACAATTACAAGTTCTACTAGTAAAGTAGATACAAGAGCAAGAGGAAGATTAGTATCAATTAAAATAGAAAATGATGGTACTGGTGAGACTTGGAGATATGGAACTTTAAGATTAGATGCACAACCAGATGGAAGAAGATAATGGCTAAAATAACTGCATACATACCTGAACCGCAACCAGAATATGATGTAGAAAATCAAAGACAGATATTAGAGTCTTTAACTACATTACAAAACCAACTTAATTTTGCTTTTCAAAATGACT